ACTACCCCACCGTTCTTCCCACCATTCTTCCCGTTCTTCCCACCATTCTTCCCACCGTTCTTCCCACCATCATTCCCACCAGCACCACCATTCTTTCCGCCATTCTTTCCGTTCTTCCCAGTATTCGTACCACCATTCTTCCCACCAAGTTTTATATATTCATCTGAAAGATTTAAACACAGTATAGTACGAGTTATAAATATTAAATAAATATAAAAACCCCCAAGGATAAAATCCAAGGGGGTATTTTTATTTAATTTTTCTCTTACTTACATGGATACTTGTTGTACCATTCTTTGTACCGTGTTCCATTCACAGAACTCCATGATGACCAGTCTTTTCCACCCTTAGTCATATGTAGAGCAATTTGTGCATTAATTACTGGGTTAAACAACTCAGCATTTGAATCTAGTTCAAACTTTTCTCTACGGTCTGGACCTAACTCACCAATCATATTAATTTGGAAAACCCCATATGATGAATCTCCAGTTTCACTGTTGCCATTAAAAGCAAATGGTCTTCCATTGGATTCTGCTTTAGCAATTGCACATGCAGATCGTAAAGCATTGCCTTTGAAGCCTACTGCCCTTAACAAGTCAACCAACTGCCCATCAGTTAATTTATGAGCATTTTCATACTTTTCTAATATTTTGTCTTTAGAAACCAAAAAAGCCACCTGGGGGGTGGCAGACTTCACAGACTCTTTAATTAGTAAGTTATTTTCATTTGTTGCATTTGCAGAAGCCGAAAAAACGGTACTACAAATAACCAACGTTAATACCCCTAGCCAAACATTTGATTCTCTCATTGTAGAATACCTCCTAGAGAACAAATGCTACCTACTGGTAGCATGTATTAATTATAACACTAATTTGGCCTTTTGGTCAAGTTATGTCAATAAAATATAAAAATATTTTAAATATTTTTTTAGTTGGTGGTATAATGATAAGATTATGGCTACATTTAGAGATCAAGCGCTTAGTGCATATTCAATTGGATCTACCCCACCAACAGTTACCTGGACAGTCGTAAAAGGCGATACAGCGGCTTTTAGAGTATATGTGACAGATGACAATAAAGACCCACTAACAATTGCTGATTGGGATATTGAGATGGAAATTAAAAGACCAACAGTGCCAGGGGATATAGACAGTAATACTGCAGCACACGTTGTAACAATTTTTCCAGAAGCAGAAATTGGAGATGGCTCAGGAGAATTTACAGTATCCCTAACATCTGGTGAATCAAGAAGTTTAAATACTGGTGATATATTTGATATTGAGTTACGTGATGATACTCGTGTATGGACAGTTGCTCGTGGCAAAATGATTATAGTTGAGGACATTACAAACAACGAGGAGTCCTAATGGCATCTGTTGTTATAAGTGACAAAAGTTTAATACCTTCAAAAATAAAATCAAAAAGTTATCCAGTAGTAAAATTAGACGATATTAACAAAACAGCAACAATTACAGATATTAAATTTTTTACTACATCTTTAAAAGAAAAAGACTATCCAGAGTTAGATATTCTTCCAAATGAAAGAACATCTATTGCAATTGAAATTCTTCCGTTTAGAGTTAGGTTTACAAACATTGGTTTGTTGGGAGCATCTGCAGGTATCCCTGGAATTGGACTTCAAATCATTGGAATCAATAACTATATTCTTTAACATAATGGTATAATAGGCCTATGGCAAAGATATCAACCACCAACGTAAAAGCCCTGTTTCAAACAGGTGATAGACCAACTCAGGAAAACTATGTAGACTTAATTGATAGTACTTCTGCTAGGTCTACCGATCTTGGATCAGATGGCAACAATGAGTCAACAATTAACGGAATTGAAAACTCAACAATTTTTGATAATTTTACCGCAAGTGAATGGCGATCAATGAAATATATGGTTTCCATTAAATATGTAGCAGGTGGTGCAAATAAGTACTACTCTACAGAATTGTCTATATTGATTGACGGAACAGACGTATCTGTTAGTCAGTATGGAATAGTTGAAAACGATGGGAATATTGGCACCATCTCTGTTTCAAGGGCTGGAGACACAGTTTCATTAACTGTTGTTCCAGTAGGGGGAATTACACCGATAACTCTACGCTACATGCGTATGGGATTAAAGGCTTAACCTAGGAGATAAAAGATGGCAACCGTAACAAAAGATTTTAGAGTAAAAGCGGGACTGGTAGTTGAGGGATCAACTGCGACCGTTAATGGAAAGAACATCATCACAGCAGGCACAGTAGATGCTAAGGGTGATTTAATTGTTGGTAGCGCAGACGATGCAGTTGCTCGTTTAGGAGTTGGCACAAATGGTCAAGTACTTACAGCAAACTCATCTGCTACATATGGTGTTGAATGGTCAGCCCCAGCAGCAGTTGGTGTATTTGATACACAGATTACATTTGAAGGTTCAACAGCAGATGACTATGAGACAACCCTTACAGTTGTAGATCCAACAGCAGATCGTACAATTACACTTCCTAACGTATCGGGTACTGTAGTTACATCTGGTGATACTGGTACAGTTACAGCAACAATGCTTGCTGCAGATTCAGTAACTACCGCAAAGATTCTTGATGCTAACGTAACAGCAGCAAAACTTGCTACAGATTCTGTAGAGACAGCGAAGATTAAAGATGCAAATGTAACTGCTGCTAAACTTGCTGCAGATTCTGTAGAAACAGCAAAGATTGTTGACTCAAATGTTACAGCAGCAAAGTTGGCTGCAGATTCAGTTACAACTGCAAAGATTCTTGATGCAAACGTAACAGATGCAAAACTTGCTTCAAACTCAGTTACAAACGCTAAAATTGCAGATTCAGCAGTTGATACAGCAGAGATTGCAAATAGCGCAGTAACAGCAGTAAAACTTGCTACAGATGCAGTAGAAACAGCAAAAATTAAAGATGCTAACGTAACTGCTTCTAAACTTGCTACAGACTCTGTAGAGACAGCAAAGATTAAAGATCTTAACGTAACAGAAGCAAAAATTGCAGAAGGTGCAGTAACTTCAGCAAAGATTGCTAATGACACAATTGTAGATGCAGACATTAACTCTGCAGCAGCAATTGCTCAGTCAAAGATTTCAGGATTGACAACAGACCTTGGCAACAAACTAGCACTTGCTGGTGGCACAATGACTGGTGCAATTGCAATGGGTACAAACAAGATCACAGGTCTTGGTACACCAACTGATGGAACAGATGCAGCAACAAAGAATTATGTAGACTCAGCAGCACAAGGTATTGATTGGAAAGCATCTGTACGAGCAGCAACAACTGCAAACGTAACACTCGCCTCTGATCTTGAAAATGGAGATGTCCTTGATGGCGTAACTCTTGCTACTGGAGATCGTGTTCTTGTTAAGGATCAGTCAACTGGTTCAGAAAACGGTATCTACGTTGTTAAGGCGTCTGGTGCCCCAGATCGTTCAACTGATGCAGATTCAGGTGCAGAAGTTACTGCAAATTTTGCGGTATTCGTAGAACAAGGAACTGTAAACGCTGATCAAGGTTATACATTAACCAACAATGGTGCAATCACAGTTGGAACTACAGCACTTACCTTTACTCAGTTTACTGGTTTAGGACAAATTGTTGCGGGTACAGGATTAGACAAGACTGGAAACACTCTTGATATTGATTCAACTGTAGTAACATTAACAGGTACACAAACCCTTACAAACAAGACTCTTACATCACCAACATTGACAACTCCTGATCTTGGAACCCCATCAGCAGGAACTTTAACAAACGCAACTGGTCTTCCAGTAGCAACTGGTATTTCAGGTCTTGGAGCAGGCGTGGCAACATTCCTTGCAACTCCATCTTCTGCAAACCTTGCATCAGCATTAACTGATGAAGCAGGATCTGGAACAGTAGCATTTACTAATAGTCCAACCTTTACTACACCAACCCTTGGTGCAGCAGCAGCGACAAGTATTGCTCTTCCAGATGCTCTTGTTGGTTCTGCTCTTGCTACCGCATCAACTTCAGCAACAACAATTGATACATGGTCAGCAACAACATACTCAAGTGCTAAATATATCGTACAAATGAAAAAAGGTAATGATATTGAAGTAATTGAAGTTTTGGTTACTGTAGATGGATCAAATAATGTTTACTTAACAGAGTATGCAGATGTAATCAGCAACACTGAACTAGGAACAACTAACGCTGTTTACAGTGGTGGAAACGTTCTTCTTCAGGTAACTGGTGCAGCAGCAGATACCGATGTTAAAGTACACAAGGTTTATATTGAAGCATAACTAAAGAATAGAGGTTGGAAGTGGCAACAGTAAATAAAGACTTCAGAGTAAAGCACGGCATTATTGTAGCCGAAGGCGGAACTTTTGGATCAACAGTCACAGTTGCCACTCCTACTCAAAATGCTCATGCAGCAACAAAACTTTATGTAGACACTGCAGTAGGATCACCACAACTTCCTGTTGGCTCTACACCACCAGTTTCTCCAGATAGTGGAGATTTATGGTTTGATACATTAACAGAACGTGTACATGTTTACTATAATTCACAATGGGTTGCAATTGCAACACTTCAAGATGCAGAAACATTACAAGACCATATTCATGATACTTCAATTGATGGTAATGGTTTAATTGTCAGTATTTTTAAAGATGCAGGATATTACTACCAAGCAGGAGAACTAGTTACTGCTGGACTTTACAATACATCTTCTTGGGATCAAACCTGGGATGGTGGAATAGCAATAGATAATTTTAACTAATTATCTGTTATAATATAGACATACTTCAGAGGAGTAAAAATGGCAACTAGAATGCAACAACGCAGAGGAACCGCTTCACAGTGGACATCTGCAAACCCAGTATTAAATGCTGGTGAAATGGGATGGGAATCAGATACTAATAAATTTAAGATTGGTGATGGTACAAACCACTGGGCTGACCTAGACTATTTTATTGATGCCAACTCAACAGTAAATCCTTCTTTTGGTACAAGCATTGTTTTTGAAGGTGCCACTGCAGACTCTTATGAAACTACTCTTCAAGTAACAGATCCAACTGCTGATCGTACAATTACTCTTCCAAACGTTACAGGTACAGTTATTACAACTGGTAACCTTTCAGATATTACTGATATCGGAGTATTCTCAGGCTCTATTACTATTGAAGGTACAACCGCTGATGGTTTTGAAACTACCCTTCAAGTAACCGACCCAACAGCAGATAGAACAGTTACTTTTCAAGATGCTTCAGGAACAGTTGTTTTAAGAAATACTGAAGATACACTTACTAATAAAACTCTTACTGCTCCAACTGTTTCAGGACTACAACTTTCAGATGGAGCAATTTATGTAGAAGGTGCAACTGCAAATGATTTTGAAACTACTCTTCAATTTACTGACCCAACAGCAGATCGCACTATTACAATGCCAGATGCAACAGGAACAGTTGCTTTAACATCTGACATTACAGTAACAGCATCATCAACAAATACACTTTCAAATAAATCAATTTCACTTGGCTCAAACACAGTTACTTCAACTCTTGCACAACTAAATACTGCAATTAGTGATGCCGATGTAGCCACACTTGCGGGGACAGAAACTCTTACAAATAAGACTTTAACATCTCCAAAGATTAACGAAGATGTTGCTATTACAGCAACCGCTACAGAACTTAATTATGTAGATGGTGTTACTTCTGCAATTCAGACACAAATGGATGCTAAGGCTCCTCTTGCTTCCCCAACATTTACAGGAACTGTCACAGTTCCAACACCAACAAATTCAACAGACGCTGCTACAAAGGCTTACGTAGATGCAGTAACAGAAGGATTACATATTCACCCTTCAGCAGTTGCTGCAACAACCGCTAACATTACTCTTGCCACAGATGTTGAAAACGGAGACACTCTTGATGGAATAACTCTTGCAACAGGAAATAGAATTCTTATTAAGAACCAAACTACTCAATCTGAAAATGGTATTTATGTAGTAGCAGCCTCTGGAGCACCATCAAGAGCAACAGATTTTGATGCGCCAGCCGAAATTGATGGCGGAGACTTTGTGTTCGTAACTGGAGGCACAGTTAACGACAATACTGGTTGGGTACAAACTAACATAGTAGGAACTGTAGGAACAGATGCAATAGCATTTACACAGTTTTCAGGTGCTGGCACATATTCAGCAGGCACAGGATTAACATTAACAGGATCAGTATTTAGTATTAATACTGGAACAACAGTAGATTTATCTACCGCTCAAACCTTAACAAATAAAACTATTGATGGATCAAGTAATACAGTTTCAAATGTTGCAATTAGTACTGCGGTTTCAGGATTAGGAACTAATGTAGCAACATTTCTTGGAACACCATCATCAGCCAATCTTGCTTCTGCAGTAACAGATGAAACTGGAACAGGCGGATTAGTTTTTGCAACTGCTCCAACATTAACAAATGCGGTAGCAGTGAATCCAGTTCTTCGTGGACCAGAGGAGCGTTGGTCAGTATCTGCAACTGCTGCAAGTAGCACAGTTAACCTAAATATTTTGACAAGCGGCATTCTATATTACACTTCAGATGCAAGCGGTAACTGGACACTAAATATTCGTGGAGATGGAAGCACTACGCTTAATGACAGTCTTGCTACCAACGACTCTATTACAGTTGTATTCTTTGCAACAAATGGAGCAACTCCTTACTACCAGACATCATTTACAATTGATGGATCTGCAGTAACTCCAAAGTGGCAGAATGGTAC